TATCCACGATTTGAACGCTGGCAATATGTCAGACTCCCACGATTCGCGTGTCGCCATGACGTAATTTCTGTCTGCACTAAGCGACGTTCCTATCTCAACGTGTGGAGAGTCTTCTTTGATGAGCTGACGTAGTTCGTGCGATGTGTATGTCTTTACGCTCATCGCGTGTTCCTTTCGATCCGTTCCCGCGCCTCGTCTACCTTATCAATGCACTCAATCAAATTGACGTTGTAGCGCGACCAGTTGCCAGCGTGACCCCACCTGAAATGACATGACCGACAAAGCGTTTCGAGGTTGTCAACGTCTGCTACATAAAGCTCTAGCGGATCGTAACTGACAGGCAACGTGTGATGCGCGTCGTTGCGTCGTATCTTGCTTGGCGGCTTGCCACAGATCGCGCAGTACGGCTCCATGTCCGTCTGAGTTCGCTTTGCCCTGCGAACATCTGATCGGTTGTGCGCCGACGATGCTGACACAGCCCCCTGTCGGCCCTCTACGAAGTCGTAATGCTCTGAGGGCAAGGAAGCGCACCCTAGCAGGACGAGGGCAAGAGCGGCCAACAGGTGACAAGTAATCAATGGATATTCTTTGGCTTCCATGTTCTATTTCTTCTTAGACTTTGGCTTAGACTTTTTCTTAGCAGGTCGTCCGACTTTTGATCCGTATGTACCTTTTCCTTGTGGCATGGTCATCTCCTTTGTGTTGTTACTTCTTTACCTTCTTCGCCTTCTTGCCCTTCTTGTCCTTCTTGCCCTTCTTGCCCTTCTTGTCCTTCTTGCCCTTCTTGTCCTTCTTGTCCTTCTTGACTTTCTTCTTAGCGCCATCTAGCGCAACGGTTGCCGCCTTTTGCGAAAGCAAGAACGCCTCGAATACATCGAACTTTTTCTTGTCGGTGCTTGCCGCTTCCCACTGAACAATCAAGGCGTCTATGTCGTTATGATTTGGGTCTGAAACGACTTCTATTTTTGCGAGCTTGGTTGTCACGCTTGGCGAGTGTTGAGCTGAACCTGCGTGCGATGTAGCTACCGACAGAACCAAAACCAAAATGATCGTTTTCATGCGTTGCCCTTTTTAGTCTGTGAGAATTGATGTTCCGTGAACCTGAACACCGTTGGTACTTGCTTCGTGTTTAACTATGACGTTTGTTTCGCTTGATGTGCTGCTTGTGAAGTTTGTCGAGCCGACATATAGAGAAGTCCCCAGCCCGCTGTTCCATGATCGCTGATAGGTCAAAAGCACTTCGTCAAATGTTGCGCCGTTGTCATTGCTCGCATAGGTTCGTAGGTTTGTCACCGACTGGTCGCTTGTTCCGAGAATGGTAGACAAAGAGAATTGCGTCGGCGGTGTCAATTGCTCGTTCGGTTCTGACACCAGAACAAAGGGAAGCCCGCCCACCGATGGTTGCGTTTCTGTTCCTGTTCCTCCGTTGTATAAGTCCGACACTTGGCTCGCCGTTAGTTCGATATTATAAATCCGTAAATCATCAACTCTGCCGTTAAACCACTTGGTTGAAAAGATTGTGCGCCTTCCGATCTTCGTCGTCGATGTCGTGTTATGCATTGCGGTATATGAACCCGTGACAAGCCTAGTCACGGCTGCGACTGGTTGCCCGTTCGTGTAAATGTTCATGCCCGTATTTGAACCGTCACCGTTGTAGGTGAAAACGCAATGAACCCAAACTCCTTCGTGCGCCGTCATGTTGCCAGTCGTGCGACAAGTCAAATAGTTGCTTTTGTTTGCATCGAACAACGAAACAGAAAAGCTATTCGCGCTGTCGCCTCCGAACATATATTCGCCGTTCGTGACATCGACATCCCTGACGACAACATTGCAAAAGGTCCAGTCGTCGGCATTGATCCACGCCGCAATCGAAAAAGGCGAGTCGGTCGAGCCGTCGCCAAAAGAAAAAGCGTTGTGGTCGGCTATGTCCACAAAGTGCGACGTCCCATTGAAGTCAAACGCCGCATTGATCTTTCCTGCTACGCTAATGTCTGTCGTGTTTGCGCCACTCAATACGCCGTCGTGTGCGCCCGTCGTGTCGTCGTCTACGACTGTGCTTGCTGCGTTGTCGTTCAGTAAATAGTGCGCAATCGGGTCCACTCCTGCAACGATCATAGAGTAGTAGAAGTTATCCGTTGCGTCATAGTTCAGGTTTGAAGATGCCGCGCCGTCTACGAGATTTGTAGCGCCGTATGAATCCCAAAATCCATAACTATACGGAATACCGTCAAGTCCAGAGACTACCGACAATTGCAAGCCTAGCTCCATGCTTACTTGTTCGCCGCGATTTACCGCGCTTTCAAGGTCTGCTATGTCGCTATCGTTCGCCGTGATGTTTCCCTGTAATCCTGCGTCGGCGGTGTCTACATACGCCTTGTGTGCGTTCGTGTTGATAGCGCCGTCTGTGGCCGTCATTAGCAGGTTTGATCCTCCCGTTATGCCTATTGAAAAGCCGCCTACAAAGCCAAGAGAAGAAGCCGCGATGTTTGTAATGCTCTTTCCGTTCGCGTCCAGATTACCCCCAAGCTGCGGCGTGGTATCTTCTGCCACGTTCTGCAATGCGGTAGCCTCAATCAAGGCGTTGACTGCGTTAGTGTCGGTCGTGGGGGCGTACCCGCCGCCTCCGTACTGGGCCGACGCCGAGGCGCAGATCCCCATGACCACGAGAAAAATTATAAGATTACGCATGGTGACTCCCTCAGTAGGTGGCGAGTAGGACGTCGCACGTGCTCGACGCCGTTCGGATATATAGCTTACGAATAACGGTTTTCCCGTAGGTGGTGAACGAGAACGTGTCCCCCACCGGGATCTCAACAGTAGTCCCCGCCGTGTACCGGGTATTGAACGCGGCGACGTCGTTACAGTTGACGAGGCAGTAAACGGGCACTGCCCCCTCGTTAACGATGGTCAGGACGTAGCCCCCGAACCCGGGCGAGCTTCCGATAATCTGGGGCGTGGTGGTCACGGTGACGCGGTCGCCCCACCCAACACGGTCGGCGAGCGCAATGGCGGAACCCATGAGGCCCAACGCTAAGACGATAATGGCAACTTTTTTCATATCCAACTCCTTGATGTGCCGACAAAGGGGGATGCCCTCATCGTCTTATTCACTTTTTTATGTTCGTGGGTTTCTTCAAAGCGGGCGCGGGCGACGGCGTCATCATATAACACCATGAACTTCTGCTCGGCCTGTGGATCAGACCACGGGCGCTTAGACATCCCTGTCAGTTCAAACATGGCGCGGTACCTGATAGCATCAGCCCACCGGGTCAGGAAGCTGTCAGGAAGCACGTCGGCCCCCGTGTGGGGTACATAAGCTACCTCTACAGCAAGCGTGTACCCCGTCTCGTGTGTCTGTACCTCGGCCTGCTTACGCAAAATGAGGTCTTGGTTGGCTTCGTCTAGGTAGTAGTAGTCCGGCGCGATCTCTCTGCCGTCGCCGTAGTTCTTCACCTCGTCCACAGTGGGATCGAGAAATCGAACACGCACGATACGCCGCACTTGGGCGTCGGTGAGGATCAGGGAATACCTGTCCGTGCCGAACGCCAGCGTACGTGAAGGCTCCTGCCGGAAGACCTCTGAGTCCGCACAGAACTTCCGACCCGCGCGATGCAGGTAGGCCGTAATGACATCCAAATCAGCCCCCGGTAAATCGGGGACCAATAAGGCAGCCAAGCCGGAATATGCGGTCAACTCGGCCATGACCTAGTCCTTCTTTTTGGCAGGCTTCTTCTTAGCAGGCTCGGGCTTAGGCTCGGGCTTAGGCGCAGGCTTGGGCTTGGCAGCAGCCACGGCTTCTCTGCCCGTGGTCGGGTCGACGTTGACCACTTCCATATCGGACCGACTCGCCAGTTTCTCCGTAAACATGAAGATGCGACCGTCTTTGTTGCGAACACACTTGATGGTATTAGCCATTGGTATCTCCTAAAAAAGGGGACATCAGGGGCCCGGAGGCCCCGTCAGTCCATTTGCGGCGTTAGCCGTCAAGACCTGCGACGTCGGCGATAACCGCCCACACTCGCAGTTTACCTGCTGTGACGGTACCAGTGACGGTACCGAGCAGGATGTCCAAGGTGTCAGTCACGGCGCCTGCGGCACCCGTTCCAACAACCCAAGGTCCGCCAGCGGCGTTCGGAGGCAGATAGTCGGTCAGCACATAAGTCGTGCTGGCTCCAACATCCACGTTCGTCACGAACTGGTCGACGTCGCCGCCTGTTACACCAAGGCCCACCTCAAGTGCCGTAGCACCCACGACGGTCTCAGTGACTTCGATGCCTGCGGACAGCACAACCGACCCTTGCGGGAGGTTGATCGCCTCGATGGCATCTGCGGTAGCCAGAACCCCATCGCCTTGGGCGACGAGTTCTGCGCTAATGGTCGCGAGATCAATTTCGTTCTCGATGACCCCAATCTTGGCACCGAGGGCGGGAAACGCACCTCGAGCCGTGGTAACTACTGAATCAGCTGCAATAGCCATGATTTCATTCCTCTATTCTGTGTCTGCGGTTAGTGAGTATTACGGGGTGGAGTAACTGGCGAAGAACACACCGAGTGCTTCTGGCTTCACGACTTCGTAACCGAAGACCTGAAGGCCGCGATGAAGCATACCGAACCCGTTGGGGTTATCCTGCACCTTGCTCTTGATGAGCTGGGTAGCAAAAGTGGTAGCGTCCTTGTGGCCGAACATCATGTACGTTCCCGTAGATGCGTCGCCGTCCAGCAAGTTGGAGTGGAAGACCGTAAAGCGGTCAATCATTCCCAACAGTCCATTACGCATGATCGAAGTGCTGTCCCCGGCGAGACTTGCGTCCTTGAGGTCAGACTTTTTGATCATACCCGCTGCCCACGAAGACAAGAGGAAGAAGCGGCCCGTTTCAGGGACGTTCTGCTCGTCTAGGATGGTGCCTGCGTCAACAATCTTGCCGAGGATATTCTCCTCATGCACGGCAAACGGAGTACCCGCTACGCCCATGTTGAAGTTGGCTGTGATGCGTCCAGCGTTCGCGCCTTGGTTGTCGGCGTGGGCGTCAGCATAGATATCGCCCAACACGTCAGTGTCGATGGAGATTTTCAGCTGCTCGGAAGCATCCGTAGTCCACTCATTGACAAACGTCTTGAGGTCCGTCTGAACGTCATCGACATCATCAGTGACAAACGACCAGTATTTACCCTTGTTGATCTCTAACGTGACCGAAGGGGATTCTGGCTGTTCGTTGACAAGGGTCTGACCCTTGACGTAATCACGAATAGTCATGTCAGGGCGTTGTCGAATATAGACGGTGTCGCCCATTTTCTTGATAATGCCCTCGTACATTGTGTTTGTAATTTTCGACAAACACGTTGCGTCGTAGTATTTGACCAACAGTTTACCAGCCCACAACTGTGGGATGTACCGCATCGTCGCGGAGCCAATATCTACCTTACCTGCTGCTACAGGATATCCCATTTCTATCTCCTAGTTTTTCAATAGCGGCAGGAAGGAAGAGTATCTACTCAACCGGGGCGTACCCGGCCTTCCAGCACCGCTGATTCAATTATAGCTTCGCGTTTCTTCATCGCCTTGTCACGACCGGCATACTTGCCTTTAGTAACATCAGAGAAGAACGCGTTGATTTCGCTTTCGCGCAACACGGGCCTCTCTTTAGGGGACGTCCGAACCGTTCCACCGCTCGACCGAGAGGGCTTCACCGGAGGTGCCGCCTTCCCTTTACTACCATTCGGAGACGCAGTTGCGCCGCCACCAGTGCTACTTACGTACTCGGTAAACAGGGACGCAACACGTCCCACGTCGCCCGACGCGTAGGCAGCTTCGCCTATTTCTTTATATGTCCGACCGCTATCGCCGTCGGTGAGGTTCAAGAAGTCGACAAACACAGGGTCGCTGTCGTTGATTTCCTTAGCACCGGGGTGCACCTTCTCGATCGCGCCCCACAAAGAGTCCTGTTCGTCGTTTACGGCACGACCTTCAAGATGCTCAATGCGTTGCAGTAGCCTTCCGACGACTGGGGACATTACTGTCTCTGCCTCGCCTCTAGCCAACCGCGATTGAAAATCAAGGATTTCCTCGTCGTACTCTTCCAGTTCGCCCTTCTTCAGGTGGCGTTTGAAGCCTCCGTTCGCGTCAGGCGCCCCAGCATCGCTTTCGGGGCGACTGCCCTGCTGCGAGGTCGTACGAGCCATGGCTTCCACTTGCCCTCGAAGATAATCGAGGTCACGAGTAAGCCGCGGCACTTCCGCGTTGTATTTGCCGTTTATGGACTTGTAACGCTGCTCCCAGTCAATGCCGGGGGCTTCGTCGACAGTTCCCTGTTCTTCACCTCCATCACCGAACTCGGACTGTTCGTCGTCGTCGTCGGCGTCTTGCGTCTCGGTGTCCTCACCAGTCTGGTCGTCGTCGTCGGTATCTAACTCGTCGAGGGTCGATGTACCATCGGTATCCTCGAGAGCGTCCAACGCGGCTTCCGCTGCTTCGGCTTCCCGTTCTGCTTCTAATACTGCTTCTGGCAGTGGCATGCGTTCTCTCCTGCTGTGCCCGCCCTTTCGGGTATGGGCTTAGTTGGGAGGCAGTCTCGTCTAGTCGACGGCTGTACCTTCCGGCCTATTGCGAGCAATCCGCGTGAGGTGGTCCCTCGACGTCTGGATCGCATCTGTTAATTCTTGTAAGACAATACACTTACCTTGGTTACGATACAAGTCGTTTCCATCGAGCTTGTCTCCCGTGACCCGGTAGTCGTGTAGTGATTGCTCCACCCACTCAACAAAACGGTCGAACCGTCCGTCGGTGTGGACCGCGTCTAAATCTTTGCAAAGTTGTTCGTCTACCTTAAGCACCGGAGTTATCCTTCTTGGGGTCCTCGTCGCCTGACCCGTTCAGCGCCTCTAGGCTCCTGACTCCAATTTCAGCCGCTACGGCCCGGTCCTTGACGGCCTCGGCTGCAACTTTCTCCCCCTTGATCTCGAGGTCGGCGGTTTTGAGGCTAAAGTCGACGCCCTTAGCCTCTGCCTCTGCCTCTGCCTTAGCCTGATCGAGCTGTAGTCTCATCATCTCGAGCTGTAGCTTCTGAGCGTCGTTCTGAACCTGTGCCATGATAGACTGTGCCTGTGCCTGCTTAAGCTGCGCGTCGGCCTGCTTAAGCTGACCGTCGGCCTGCGCGGCCTGCTGCTTGGCCTGCTCGGTCTTCTGCTGCTCTTGCTGCGCCTGTCCTTGCTGCTTCTCCTCGCGCTCCTCTATGTCACGCAGCTCCTCGTCGCTCCGAGTAAGGTCTTCCCCCGGTATCTCTAGGGTGGCGGCGGTCTCCCGAAGGACAGCGGCCCGGTTCATCATCCCGACGATCTTCATATCAGTGTCGTTGGCCGTGGCTTGCAGGAACTCCATGCGGCGTTGGCTCATCTGCTCGCGCATCATAACGGCGACGACGCCCGTAGGCACCACCTCCACGTCGCCCTTGAACTCGTCGCCCAGATACTGCTTGTTCCACTCAAACTGACGACGGATAACCCCACGGATGATGTTCTTCTCAACGTCCATGAGGACGCGTTTGATCCCCTTGGCCGCTGCGCTCATCAGCATGGATAGACCAGATGACGTACGCCCCGCGCCTGCCGTCTTGTCGTTACCGTAGGCGTACGCGGGTATCCCCGTGTAGTCATCCGCCAGTGACGCAAACCTGTCATAAACCATCAGAAGCTCGTTGGCGTTGGAGGGGATATTAGAGAACCGCAAGGCCGGGGAGGCGTTATTACCCTTGTTGGTTGTTTGCCAGATCTTATGGGGACTCATATTTTCTATGTCCTCGCCCGGTAACAGCCGGTTCACGTCCACCTCAGCCTGCGGTCCAGAGGATAGGGCAAGGTTGTTCACCAGCGACCGGATGGAAGCGTTGCAGATCTGCTGCAAGTCGTCCATGAGCTCAGGCACACCTTGATACCAGAAAGATCCGGGTACTTTAGCCCACCCGGTTTTGAAGTAGGGGCGCTCCCCGAGGGGGTCGTCGTTAAAGTCCACGTAGATCAGCTTCTGGTCAATCATTATCGCGTTGATCTCGTATTCGGCCAAGTCTTCCAGAGGCTCCCCCTTGGGGTCCTCCTCTATGTTGTGCTCTTTGAGCATCTTGCCCTGAACCGAGCACCAGAACTCGATCCCGGGGATCGTCTCGGAAAACCCGTGGTCGATATCCGGGTTACGGTTCTCTGCGTCCTCGCGTTCATTTTCGAGGTCGTCTTCGGTTACATCGGTCGCGGCAATCTGTACCGCCTCTGCCAAAACTTCGTCAATGGCCTTCGGGTCGTACCCCGGTTGGTCCTTTAAGTCCACGAGCCCGCGGCGGGTGAATTTGACGCGCTCCGCGAGCGACCCGTCGTTCATGCCGACCGTGTTAGGGCCCGGGTACATGTCAAAGGGGGAAACGCGCTCGTACTCGGGCACCGCCTCTTCCTCGATGCTTAGTACATTCTTACTGGTCCCCTCGTCCCACGTCCACCTTTTCTTACGGCGAATGCGGGCGATAGGGCCTTTTATAATAGCGGCTTTGAGCGTCACTAGGTCGGAAACGAAGTCCTCAAAAGCCTCAACCCACCCGCCCTCGACCATCTGGTCGTGGATTTTGGTCTCCATCTTCGTGGTACGGCTGGCTATTTCAAACTTGGCCTGCTCGTCGATCTCTTTTTTGACCTCGTTGGCCAGTTCGCGGATCTTGGCGCCTGATACCTGCCCCTGCCCCTCCTGAGCGGTGGAGAGCATCTGCTGT